GCGGTGGCTGGAAGAAAGGGAGTCCATTCTCAAGATGAATAAAGAGCTTAATGCCAAATCCAGCAGGGGTGGAGCGAGAGAGGGAGATGTGCCGCCCCGGGCGGAAGGCGTTGAGGAGTAATCAGGAGGAATGATGGTTACGGAAAAAGAACAGGAAAAGACCGAAGAGTTAGAGGCGGACGTGGATGAGCTTGATAAGCTCAAGCAGGAGAACGAATCGCTTACCCGTGAGCTTGAGTCCCGCGACGCAACCATTATAAGGCTGGAGCAGGCGCTGGTGACGAAAGACAGCGAAATAACCGCGTTAAAGCAGTCGCTGGACGATACGGAGCAGTCGCTGGACGAGCTCGGCAAGGCCTTACCGCAGGCGGTAGCCGCCTATAAGGAAATCGTGGTGCAGGCGAACCCCGGCATCCTGACTGAGCTGATAGCCGGGGATTCCATCGAGGAAGTGAACGAATCGCTGAAGAACGCCCGGGCGCTCATGGAAAGAGTCAGACAGGAAATGGAAGCGGAAGCGGCGAAAACGAGAGTGCCTGCCGGCGCCCCGCAGAGGGCGCCATTAGACCTGTCGTCGCTCTCGGCCCGGGAGAAAATTCAATACGCAATAGGAGGTTCTTCGTCCTGATGCGTAAGAGCAGGCTACTCCCTCCCGGCTGGATTCTGGCCTGCGCCGGAATGACAGGTGAGTGAGAGAAGGGGGGGCGGATTGCTTCGCGGAGTTTATCCTGAGCGTAGCGTGAGGACTCGCAATGACAGGGGGAAAGCGTTCCCCGGAATGACAGATACAAACAAAACAGGAATTTTAAAAGAGGGAGGAGAAAAATAAAATGGCAATGACTTTAGAAGAGGCAGCCAAGCTATCCAACGATATGCTGCTGCAGGGGGTGGTGGAGACCATCGTCAAAGACTCGCCGGTGCTCCAGAGCCTGCCCTTTATCGAAATCGTGGGTAACGGCCTGACCTATAACCAGGAAAAGACCCTGCCCAGCATCGACTTTTACGATGTCGGTGATACCTGGGCGGAATCGACGCCTACCTTCGAGCAAATTACCGCCAACCTGAAAATCATGGGCGGTGACGCCGACGTGGACAACTTTCTTAAGTCCACCCGCAGCAATATCCAGGACCTGGAAGCGGCGGTAATCGAGCTGAAGGCCAAGGCACTCAAGGACAAGTTCGAAGAGATGTTTATCTACGGGGATTCCGACACCAATGCCAAGCAGTTCGACGGCTTGAGGAAACTCATCGATACCGAGTCGGCCAGCGACCGGGTAGTGGCAATGGGGGCTACCGGCGCCACGCTGACCCTGGCCAAGCTCGACGAGCTTATCGACGCCGTCAAGGGCGGCAAGCCCGATATGCTGCTGATGAGTCGCCGTTCCAGGAGAAAAATCAATGTCCTGGTCAGGGCGGCCGGCGGCATGACCGAGACCGAACGGGACAAGTGGGGCAACTTCGTGCAGCTCTGGGACGGTGTGCCTATCGGCGTTAATGACTGGATACTGGATACCCACACCGTAGTTTCAAGCCTGGAAACAGGCACTACCGGGGGCACCTGCTCCACCATCTACGCCGTGCAGTTCGGGGAGGGGGCCCTCTGCGGGCTGACCAGCCCGGGGCACCTGCAGGCCGAGCCGGTAGGGCCGCTGGAGAACAAGGATGCCTCGCGGACCAGGGTCAAGTGGTATGTATCTCTGGCGCTGTTTTCGTCCGTCAAGGCGGCGACATTAATCGGCGTCAAGGACTAAAACTTTACATAAAGATAGACAGGGGGAGGGAACTCCCTCCCCCTTACGGGAGGAAAAATTATGGTACTGGCAGTAGTAGAACATATCGAGCACCCCTTCGCCAGGGGCAGCCTGACGGCGGACGGAGTGCAGTGGAGCGCCGAGCATACGACGACCACCGACGATTACGAGGAAGTCGAGAGCGTGACGATTAAGCCCCCGGCGCTGGGCGAAGTGCTGGAGTACGAGTTCGGGCTTACCTGCGCGGTAAAGTCGAGCGGTGCTACCGAATCCGTCCTTCTCAAGTGGCAGGCGCGCAACCAGGGTGGCACCTGGGTTGACCTTCATGACGAGGTAACCTATGCGGCTAACGCCTCTACTTACAGAGAATACACCTACAGCGGGCGCTTCAAACCGGTGGCCAACTTCGATGCGGTGCCTTTTGAAGTCCGGCTGATGGTTAAGTCGGGTGGCGCCGGAGGAGAAACCGCCACCGGCAAGACCAAGAGCTCAAGCTATGTCAAGGTAGTCTATTCGGCTTCGTGAGGTGTGTTGTGAAGTTTATATTTGACCCCAGTCTGGTGCTTTATCTGCCATTATATGAACAGGATGGCAGTTCCCTCTTGTCCAGGGACGCCTACGGACATGTATGCACTGTAACGGGTGCTTTGTGGCGACCTGGCGGCAGGTACTTTGATGGCGTGGATGACAGGATTTATTGTGGGGATTCGGCAATACTTGACCTGGTTTCTGCGTTCACGCTGGAAATATGGGTTAAGACGACTGACACAGAAGGAGTGCTCCTAGCAAAGAGAACGACCCAAAGTGATTGGCCATTTGTATTCTACGTTGGTGCTTCGGTGACTCCTGCTCTCTATGCTGACGATGGTAGTGCAGATAGCGTTAGTTCTACATCAACGCTATCTGTAACCAGGGATGAAACTACCATTAACTTTTTCTTTAATGGTCAAGCGGATGCGGGCAACCCGCAAACACTGAAGAAGGGAAGCTCGGATGCCGATGCCAAATTTGCTATTGGGGCACAGTGGGTTGTTAATACTTGGAACAATCCTCTAATAGGGAATATCGGTGAAGCTCGCATTTACAGCCGTGTCCTAACCCCACAGGAAATCCAACACAACTATCTGGCAACTAAATGGAGGTATCAATGAAGTACAGAGTGAGAGTGGACCTGAGCTTTGACAGCGAGGCCGATGCCCGGTCATTGATGGATTATGCCAGGACTTTAAGCGGCAAGGCGGTCAGCATCAACGAGAGCGAGCCCAATGAGGAGATAGCCTTCTGCGACCTGGAACTCTGCGGCCACGACGAAGGGCTGCCCTGCACCAAACTGGACAGGGTGGAAGTAAGAAAGCTATAAGGAGTGGTAACTATGAATCTGACTGATATGAGAGCCATAGTCAGGCGTGACCTGCATGACGAGGACGCCGGTAACTATCGCTGGACAGACGATGAGATTAGCCGGCACATCGCTCACGCCGTTAAGGAGTTCTCCGAGCGGATACCTTATGAGCAGAAGGCGACCAAAGCCACGACATCGGCCTCGAGGGAGCTGGATATATCTACCGTAACCGACAGGGTTGTGGTGGAGGCCGTGGAGTACCCGGTAGACAGGTTCCCCAAAAGATACCAGCCTTTTTCGCTGTGGGGCGATACGCTGACTGTCCTCGGGGATGAGGTGCCGGACGGCTCCGATGCTTACATATACTATGGTAAGCTCCATACCCTCGATGCCGGCGGTTCCACCATACCCGCGCCGTATGAAGACCTGATTGCGGTCGGTGCCGGCGGCTTCGCCGCGATAGAGTGGGCGGTCTATGCGGTCAACCGGGTCAATGTCGGCGGGACGGTAACGCCGAAGGAGTTTCTCGACTGGGGTAACCGGAAGCTGAAGTATTTCCGGCAGGAACTGAGGAGGCTGGGACGAAGAAACCGTGTCAGGACCAGCACTCTCTACCGTCCGTACTATCCAATCGTTTCGAAAACAACCGATTACGGCCCATAATCGACCGGGGCACTGGAGTAAAGCGATGCGCGAGTTAACATCAACGCTATTGGCCGCCCCGAAGCAGGAGGCGGCGATTCCTTACGTCAAAATTGAGGCCGTCAACAAAATAGCCGGGGTGGTCAGACAGGACTGGTCCAGGCTGTACGATGGCTCCGAGGAGGACTACTTCCATGCCGTGACCATGCCCGGCGACGGCTCTCTTATCAGGGCCAGGATAACCCTGCCCGCCGATTCCCGGAAGCTGTACCGGCAGAGGGTGGGCAGTCCCGGCCCGGGGAGCGATTTCAGCCAGTGGACCTACACCGGCCAGTACAATGCCATCGTGGTGGTGGCGGCTTCACTGGGGACAGAGGTCTCCATCTTCTGGATTAAGTCCAACCGGGAAATCAGACGCATCAAGAGCACGGACTACGGTGTTAGCTGGGGCAGCCCCGAGCTTATCGACTACACGCCGACCACTGCTATCTACGGCCTGGCGGCGGCCTATAAGCCCGGCGGCGACCTGGCCATCTTCTTCGCCGACCAATCGACCCTCTACGTCAAGAAGAATAT